ATCCGACGTGACGACCACGGCCCGATATGCGCACGTTTTGGCAAGCGATAAGCTGTCTGCATTGGACGAATTTGGGGCGGTTGAAACCAAGGCGATTTACAGCCATTCCCGAAGTAAGTCCCGAAGCTAGGTAAGTTATCCTTGCAAAATAGGCGCTTAGGCCGAAACGCAAAAGCTTCCCAAGCTTTAGTTACGAGTTCGATTCTCGTTACCCGCTCCAAGCCAATCAAGAAAAATACACCATATAAACAAAGCGTTTAGCGCTGATTTGGGCCTCATAATCAAGACCCGATCAAGAGACGACTTGGGAAAAAACGGGAACAATCCCGCACCTTCGGGAACCTGAGTCCCGCATAAAGTCCCGAAGATGCGGGGCTATGGGTATCAATGGGTTGCGGGGGGAGTGGAAACGTTTAGTGGACCCCGAGGTGCGAATATTCGCCCAATTCGATAGTGTACCACTTTCCGTTATCGTCAGGTCCAGCGACTGCAAACTCTGCTATATCTGGGTCACAATCATTGCCGCGATTATCGAACCAATTTGTTATCGGGTAGGTTTTGCCATCGTCTAGCACGATGATCCGCAGTGAACGGTTTAGCGCCTCAATGCTTGCCATGCCTCTCTCCTTTGATATGGGTTCAGGGTTCGCGGCGGGTGGTTCATCGCGCAGCCATGTCGTCACTCACGGGGTGTTCTCCTTATTGCTTAGAAGGGGGTGGCGATTGACGGTCTAGCCAGTCTTTCAGCGCGGCAGTCAAAACCGCATTCCTTGTCGGTCGTACAGGCTGACTTGATATCCATTCAGTAAGCCAGTCGTGCAGCCCTTCATCTATTGTTGTGGATATCTTTACCTTCAAGACCACATCAGGCCTTGTGTCATTAACCCTGACATTAACCAACAGACCACCGCTATCGCGAAGGCCATACTTGGCTATCAAATCCGCCTCTGCGACCTTTGCCTCTGCATCGGTCTCATGGGTAGACGCGATCACAATATCAAACTTCTTGCCACTGCTTTCTACGATTTCCCGCCACGCGGCATTCCTAGGCGCACGGCCAAAAGCCCGCTGCTTGCACCCTTTGCCAACGTAAAACGGGACGCCGCTTTCTGCGTCACAGTGCATATAAACAAAGAAAGGCTCAACCCTCATCACGCGCCGCCTTCAATGCCTGAACCCTAATATAAGTTGACACACCAGCCCCCGCCTTCTCGGCGGCGTCTGCAATTCGCTCGTGCTCTTCATCGGTCAATAAAACATGGATTCTCCTGTTCCGCGTTGGCTTTCCAGCGGCTTCGTTTTTCGGTCTGGGCATGATTTTATCCATATGTGTTTTATATGCACATACAGGCTTGCGGTCAAGATATAAATGTGTATATTAAACACATCAGAAGCAAAAATGAAAGCCGAGGAAATGACCCCAAGCCAAGCCAAAGCAATCAACTCCAGCGACACAATGCACCAGATGATTGTCGCACAACGCCTTGGCGCAAAGGTTGTGGGTAAAACTGTTCGCCAGAATGATGTCATGAACTGGTTGGAAATTCAGGTCCGCACCGAAGACGCCGCATATGATTGGAAGGTCACGCCGCGCGGTCGTATCGTGGAGCAGCGCATCATGGATATGCACTGATGCCGTTCGCATGGATTGGCAACAGGCTACTGCGCGAGGGGCCGGACGGGCGGGTCTACATTTCGCGCACCTCCCCCGGTTGGTTCGGGAGGTGGCTTTACCGCGACCTGCCCCGCGAAGATTCCAGCGGTAAAGTTGTGGGGCGCGGCCCCCTCTAAGCAATGCCCCTCGGGGCCGACACAAAGGAGAGAGACGATGGGAATGTTCGATGATATTAAATGCGATATGAGCCTCCCCGGGCCTTGTCCGGTTGATGACTTCCAAACCAAAGACCTAGACTGCACGATGACACATTACGCCATCCGGCGAGACGGTCGCCTAGTGGACGCCAACATTCGCATGGAGAAGAAAGCGGGCGCACCACCCGACCCCGGAAAAGCGTTCATGGACCGCGATCACATAGAGTGGCACAGGAAATGGTGGGAGAGGAAGGAGGGGCCAGACATTCCTATGGAGTATACAGGCTCCGTGAATTTCTACAGCAACGACAAGGATGACGTCTGGTGGGAGTTCTGCGCGTTTGTGAGAGCCGGGGTTGTCACCGAGATTATTCAGATTTCGCCTAACCCCACCCCCTTAGCGCAGAAAGGATAGATGATGAGTGACATGGAGGAAGCACTGAAAGCCATTCAGGCCGTTGAGAAAAACGCGCCTAGTGCATCAGCAGCCCGTGAACGGCTTATGGAGTTAGCCGTGGAGGCCAAATATCGTGCTGACCACACAGGAGTCTCCCCGCCCTACCGGCGCAAGACCTGAGCATGTCGGAAGGCTCAACGGATAAAGGAGAGAGAACGATGAGCGCATACACAGAGCCGAAAACGCGAGACGAAAGGATAGGGGCGGCAATCTATAAGCACGCCCTTGAAGATCGCCGTGGGTTCCGCCCTGACCAGATCGGAATCCCGATGGACGACACGGTTTGGTCCGAGATTTTCACCTCTCTTGCAGTGGTCGCAAGGGACGCGATTAAAGCGCAATCCTAACCCCCACCACGCCAAGGAGGCAGAGAGAATGACGGAGCACAGCGCATATCTACGCGACCTGACGACCGGATCAGAATGGGACAAGCCCAGCAACGGAACCTGTGAGAAGCTTATCGCAGCCGCCGCCCACATAGACGCCCAAGACGCCAAGATCAAGGCGCTGGTGGAGGCGTTGGAGGCCATTACATACGAAACAGACCACGGGTGCATTTTCGCATCATATCAGGACGATGTTGACCTGACCGAATTTGTATCCCCCGCCCTAACCGCAGCAAAGGAGACGACAGCATGAGCGAAGCGCCAGAACGGGTTTGGATGGACCCCGACATTAAGTTCCCAGAATGCGAAAAACAGTATGGTTGCGATGTTGAATACATCCGCGCCGATCTCGCCCGACCTATGACGGTAGCAGAGGCGGAGACACACTGGGCCATCACTTCACCGTCCGGAATGCACATTGGCCTGTGGTCCAGCTATGAAACAGCCAAGCGCGTGTTCGATAACGAGGTGAACGGCAGTAAGCTATGGCCGCTCCGCGCTCTGTCACAAGGGGGAGAGTGATGGACCGCTGCCCGATATGCGACTTGCCGCACCCCGTGACAAACCCGTACTGCTTTTGCAAGCCCATGATCGTTGGCGTTGACTTGTCTGATGGCGTCGAAACTCATTGAGAGGGGTTCATCGAAAACGGCGTTCTGACGATAACAGACATGTACCATATCATAGACCACAAAAAAAGCCCGCCAACCGGTTAAGGCTGACGGGCTAATACCACCGCTCAAACGAACGGCGAGTGTGATCTACTTCGCGGCAATGGAACAGCCTATCCAGCACCCGACACAATCGCCGCCTGCCCGCCCAATGCGCCAAGCCGCACCACGATATACGCAGGCCGGTAACGAGGTAGCAGGAGCGCCACGACAGGCTTTCCACGGCGGAAACGATCCGGTCACGCATGGGGGCGCTCCTTATCGGGGGATGCGATCTGTGAGAATGTCGATCTTGCCTTCAATGCGCTGCAACGTGCTTTCGATGCGCTGCGCTCTATCGTCAGGCCGTGCCGGGGGTGTCGGCTCTTTCTTTTCGCGCCAAACCGCCAGACCGCCGATTGCAATAATCAAGGCGGCAACCGATCCTAGAATAGCGGCGTAATCATTTGCGCTCATTTAGCCATGCCCTCCAAACGCGGGACACGTCCTTTACAGCGCCGTAGATGCAGACAAGCGCCTGCGTGCTGGCCCATGAATACATGAAGACCGCAGTTGACGAGGCGTCCATAAGCCAGAAGCCCGTTGCAAAGCTGGCGTACACCAGCGCGTTGACCGCCGTGACGCCAGAGCGAATGAACGGCGTCCACCATGCCCGCCCGTTGATACCAAGCGCCACCATGTGCAGCGCCCCCGTGATCAGGAACAGCAGCGCCCAATCGCTTTCGTACAGCCAGGAGCGCAGCACCAGATAGGCGTCGCTGTCCATTGACCGCGACCCATCCGCAAGCCAGATGCCGAAGCCGAAAGTGCCCGCTGCTAGGGACCATTCAAGCCGCCTGTCCTTGTGGTAGATCCGCCCGTCCATCCTAAGCGCACCCCGCGTCATGTCCGCGAACAACCGCAGTGCCCGCCCTGCCCACGTCGTCGGGCGTCTGGGGGTTTGGTAGTGCTTCGGCAAGGCGTTCGATTGCGCCGGTAAAATCGGGGCCGCAAAACGCTGCATCACTTGTTCCTATCGCGCAAGATGTCGCGCCAAGAAGGGGAAGCATCAGTATCTTTGACCGCATCAGAGATATCCTTTTCGCGGGTGATTGTGGTTTCGCGGGCGGATTGCCGCGTGTCTTTTCCGCCCTGCCAATAGAGGAACACGCCCAAGGCGCAGATGATTGCGACTGCGATGATGATGCGTTTCATTTGCGCTGATCCACGAGACGGCCCACGACAACGCAGACGCCAACCGCGCCGACGATCCACGGCAACCAGCTTTCGGGGATGATTGCTTTCGTTTCATCCGGTAGCGTGGCCCATGCCACAGGCAGCAGCACGACCAACGCGCCAAACTGCACAGACAGCCACCGCCAAGCGGCTTTCCAGTCTTCGACAAGTTTCATGTCCGGTCCTTTCCAAAGAAGCCCGCCAGCAGAGACGCCAGAGCGGCCCACAGGGAGCGCTGCGGGGGTGTTGTGGGGGTTGGTGGCGATACGTGGTCCACAGGGGGCTGTGACGCGCCTAGAATGACCATGATAGCGTCTGACACGTCACGCTTGACCGCGCTGCCCCAGACGGGGGTGCGGCGGCTGGTCAATAGGGTGTATTCCGTCATGAAGCCATCGCCGGACCACAGCCCATCGAAAAACAGGCTGCACTCTTTTGAACGCCGCCCAATGATCGAAGCGGGCTTGTTGTACCACATGAACGCCACACGAGCGCCGGGCACGTCGCCCGCCTTCCAGCGCTTGACCCACGTTGCGGTGCGAATGTCGCCCGTGTTCCAGTGGAACGAGAGAGCCGCAGCAAATTGCGCCTCGCTCAGATCATGCCCCGCGAATACCTCGCGCACGTCGTCTGCGTACCGCTCAAGCGCCCAGATGAATACCTCAAGGCACTTCTGTAACGGCTGCGGGTTGTTGATATAGCGATCCACGTTGTGACCGCTGGCGTTGGTCAGGCCGACCGACCACGTATTCACGTTTTCTGAATCGCGGTAGGTCTGGCGAATGACGGCCTCGTGATGCGCCACCTCAAGAGCAACGCGCACGGTTATTGGATTATCGCGGCTCACTTAGCGACCCAACCCGTGTTTCCTGTCCCGCTTTCTTTGATGTACAAGGTTGTTCCTGCCCCACCATCAGTTCGCGTGTAGAAAGAACCCACAGGCGCGGTTAGGACGCCTTCTGGCGAACTCGTGCCGCTCGTCCATATTGCAGCACCCGTTCCCGGCCTAAAGATTTGCGAGTATGTATTTGTGAACCGCTTAGCCGCAGAACCTAAGGCAGTTGCAGCGTCAACCCCAGGCGCTACAATCGCAGTACCCAGAGCAATAATCTCTGTGCCCAGTGTTCCTGCCGCCGTTGCCGCGAAAATCCTGAGGGCGGACGCCGTAACTGAACTACCCGCGCTTGATATGATGCGCAAAAATCGGTTCGTGCCGTTTGTGTCTTGAAGGGCAATACCCGGCGTGGGCCCCTTGAATAGTGGAAGGTTAACACCCGCGTTGTCTTCGATGTTGAATACAAACTTATCAGCCAAGTCTCGGACGTTAAATTGCATGTCCCCACCGGAGAAAAACTGGGTGCCGTCGCCGTTATCTGTGATAATGGCTCCAGTTTGGAACGAACCCCAAAAGGTCGTCCATTTTGCTGTAGCTTTAAGTTCCAACTTAAAGGCATCGCTGCCCTCTTGATAGAAACCGTAGAAGTTATTGCGGTCGCTAATCCTTGAACCTGTACCGCCAAGGATAACGTCGCACCCTTCAAATGTATGACCGAACCAGTTATTCCCGGTGCCACCTCGCAAGCTTAACCCAGTTCCTGACCCCGCCCCAGACGTGCGCCCGCCAAACCAGTTCCAAGTTGTAATCTGTTCCTCTGTCGTGTTGTTGCTGCCCAAATCCCAACCAAGACCGCCAGAAGGTTTTGCAGCACGTCGCTCACAGAATACGTTATAAAAGTCATTGTAGAATTGCGCTGGTCCGCCAGCACCAGCAAGAACCCCGTCAACGCACGAAACACCTGTGCAACCGCCACACCACTCAATCCAGAGATCATCAAACCGAACCCGCGAAAAGCCGCGCATATCAATCTGTATCTGTCCCACAGGGGTTGCATCGCCCGCCGCCAAACTGATGCCGCTCATTTTGAAGTGGGTCACCTGATCCGCAACTAATCCGCTTGCCGCTGCTGCGTTTTTGATTGCTGTGTTGTTGTTTCCGGTCAGGTATAAAACCGTCCTAAACCTGCCGTCGCCCTCCAAGTTCACACCCATGGGAATGATTAGCCCGGTGTGGAAGTACGATGCAGCGGGGATTTTAACTGTAACGCTGCCGCCCCCGTAAGCGCCGCCAAGATAATCACCCTCCGCTGCATCAATAGCTGCTTGGATTGCGGCAGTTACCGTGGCCGCGTCGGCAAGCAAGCCTGTTGTAGGCGCTCCGAAAGCAAGAATGTTATAGGCCCCACCAGCCCCCGGCAAAACATCAAACTCTTGCCCACCCGCGTTGGTCTGGCCAAGGTTTCCTGTGCCTGCCGTTGCTTGATACACCGCGCCGATATCTGTGACTTGGATAAGCTGACCAGCCGGAAACGTCTGTGAATCCGAGATCAAATCAGGAAACGTTTCATAACTTGTCTTTGGGTCTGTGTCGTTGTCCGCGCTAAAGACCGTAATCATGTTCTTGTCTTTGGCGAGGATGGAATACCCGCCTTCGACGTAGAGGTTACCGATCTGCGAGCCTAGATTGACAAAGCGCCCCGCGATGGTTCTTACGGGCTGCGTTGCCGGGATGGTCTGGCCTTGGTCCCAGAACGCGGCTTTCGGAAACGCCTCCGGGTCAAGGCTGGGTTCCCCAATGTAGATGTAGCCGTTTTCAAGTGGCGTGCCGTCAAGGTCACTGATCACGGGATATGGGTCATTGACCTTAGTTACCATTGGACTGCTCCTGCTGAATTTGTTGGATTTCCACTGCCTGCTGTGGAGTGAGTGCGCCGATTAGCCAGCCCTGCGGGTCTTTGATGCCAACGGCCTTTGACCAGCGCATGAACGCCGGGGATTTTGCTGCGCGTGCAATGTCGCGGTCTGACGGCATACCTGCGCGGGCCGCTTCGATTGCGAGCTTTTGGAATTCGGCGCTTTTAAAAAGCTGGCCGACAAGCTGCGCGCGGTTCTTGCCAAGGTTGCCACTGGACGCCCCGACAGCCGCAAGCGAACCAAGCAACGGTCCACCAATAGCCGAACCCGCCATGCCCGCTGCCGTGCCGCGTGCTGCTTTGCCTACGGACGAATTGAGGACGTTATTCACCAGCCCGTCCGCGATCAACGCTTGGTTGCTCATTCCGGTGCGCGGCACGTTCTGCGCTGCCCGGTCAACGCGAATTGAGACTTCGTAAAGGTCGCGCATCAGGTCCGATGTGTCTTTGCCCAGAACATCCGCAAGGCGCTTGTAGATAGGCGAGTTTTGACGCAGCCCGCGATATAGCTTGGCGTAGTTTGGAAAGCTGAAACTGCCCTGCCCAGACCT